GGGATTTTAATGTTCCATTCCGAGATGCTTGTGCTCTAATGACATATGGAGATGATGCGAAGAGTTCAGTTAGAACGCGTTTTCGTAGATTCAACCACATTGCTTTTGCAAATTATCTCGGTGAAAATGGAATGAAGTTTACTATGCCCGATAAGACGTCAAAGCCAACACGTTTCATGTCAAGTGAACAGGCGGATTTCCTTAAACGGAAGACCTACTATCACCGTGATTTACGAGTTCATATTGGCGTTTTGGACGAAGAGTCCATTTTTAAGTCTTTGCATTGTCATTTGCGCTCCCCACACCTATCATTGAGAGAACAGGCAGCTGTTAATATTGATGGTGCCATTTTGGAATGGTTTTATCATGGTAGGAGTATTTTTGAAATGCGCCAAAGGCAAATGCAGAGAATTGCAAAGGATTGTGACGTTTCGCATATGTGTTGCAATCTTGACAAACCTTATGAAGATTTTATATCTGATTGGTTTGAAAAATATGCAAAAGAGATCGTGATGAATGATCTTTCAGATGATTAATTCCTGTAAAATAAGATTCATTAGTACATGTATGGATTACCAATTGTATTATTAGTTTTGTACATCCTTTTTATATGGTTAGGCTTCATGTATTTTATTATATATTTTTATATTTGTTTTATTTAAAACAGCCTTGATAGGGCAACAATTGTACACGTTGATGTAGTATTGAGTAGCACTGCATTATTTACGTATTATTTACTTACTAGTTTACAAAATATTGACGAATCACGTATCCAGGAGCACGAGCCTGTTGAACAACTCGTGCATTTTGCTGATGGGAACCCAGCATATGATTATACGGTTCCCTCTAACCCCGATGACACTTTTGATAATGCGGGGACGATGGGCACGGCATTAGAAGATTTCTTTTGTCGGCCTGTTAAGATTCATGAATTTGAATGGAGTTCTACAATAACAGCATTCTCTACTTTTAATCCGTGGACTGAATTTTTCACTAATCCGAGGGTTTCAAACAGGATTTCAAATTATTCGCTGTTGCGTTGTAAATTGAACCTTAAATTTTTGATTAATGGTACACCATTTCAATTTGGTAGATTAATGGCTGATTACATTCCACTTCGAGGTACAACTGGACCTCCGGATCAACTTACAGTTGATAGAGCGTTCGTTACTCAAGACTCTATTGCAGCTTCCCAGAGACCACATGTCTTTTTGGATCCAACAACCTGTTCGGGTGGAACTATGGAATTACCATTTTTCTGGTTTAAGGATTATCTTAATATTGTAGATGGAGATTGGAATGAAATGGGTGAAATTAATATCCGTGAATTGAACCCCTTGCGCTCTGTTCATTCTTCCACCCTGAATGATACTGTACGTATCACTGTGCTAGCATGGGCATGTGATGTTGAGCTTGCGATGCCAACATCGTCTAATGCTAGTGGATTGACTGCGCAATCTGAGCCGGAATATGAATATCAGGCAAAAGGCAAAAAATCAAAGGGTAAGGGCGATGAGTACCCGAAAAGTGGAGTAATTTCTGGACCTGCTACTGCAGTTCAGAATGTTGCATCTGCTTTGACAAAAGTTCCTTTTTTGGCACCATACGCACGTGCCTCAGAAGTTGCTGCTGGTGCAGTGGCTAATATTGCTAGGATGTTTGGTTATTCTCGTCCAGTGCAACAAACTGAAGGCATTTCTGAATATAGACCTGGTCTTACTGGAAGTATGGCTTTGACTAATATTCCAGACAATGTCAATAAGCTGGCACTTGATGTAAAACAAGAGACAACTGTTGATTCTCGTACTGTGGGTTTAGACGGAACTGACGAGATGAATATTAAATCTATTGTTAGTCGTGAGTCTTACCTAACCAAGTTTACTTGGACAGAAAATGATTATACAAATTCCGGCGATTTACCAGATAATTTGTTATTTAGCATAGCTGTTTCACCTATTCTTTTTGATATTGAATCAGCAGCTGCTCCGGTGAATAGTTGGTTGCATTTTACACCTTCTGGGTATGTTGGAAATCTTTTCGAATCGTGGCATGGTAGTATGCGTTTTAGATTCCAAATTGTGGCCTCCAAATTCCATCGAGGTCGTTTGCGGTTTGTGTATGAACCTACTGCAGCACCTCCAGGCCAAGTGTTTGACGAGTACAATGTTAATTATACTCGCATAGTAGATATTTCGGAAGAGCGAGATGTTGTGATTAACGTTGGTCATGGACAGGACAAGTATTGGTTGAAAGCAGCATATCCGTCGTTTTTACCATTTAGTACGACTGCAGCAAGTTTTCCTATTTATCCTGCAGATGGTTTAAATGGCACACTTAGTGTTTATGTTGTTAATGATTTGGAATCGCCAGATCCGTCACTGGAATCACTACAAGATGTTGAAATTAATGTTTTCACCGCTTGTGGTGATGATTTTGAATTTATGAATCCTTCCGGTGAATTTCTTCACAATATGACATTCTTCGAGCCACAGAGTCGGCCTGAGAGAATAGATCCGGTAATGGCGAGGAGAACTCCGTTTTTTACACAACCGGATAAAGCTCTACGCACATTTATATATGATGCAAAAATGAGACATTTATTGAAAGATCCGCTTACACGCCCAACTACGTTCGCAGAATTGGAATCTGCTGCTACACAGTGTAAAGCTGAAATAGGTAGACTTGAAAGGGCTGATTTGATGAATGAATGTGTGTATTGGGCTACTATACAGAGGATGGTGAAACAATCAGAGCCAGAGACAGAAGGAGAAACTTCTGATCAAGTGGATAATGATGGTAATATGCCTGTAAATCCAAATGGCACAGATTTGGTACCTGTTTTAGTAAAGCCCGAATATTCTATGGTAATACCTGGCGAGACTGTTAAATCTCTGCGTTCTTTAATCAAGCGTTACGATTATCATAGATCAGAATCTGGTGAAGACTTCCTTTCAGGGAGATGGATCCGGATTTATAGTAACAATTTTCCCCATTTGCGTGGTAGCGCACCTAGTGCCATTTCGTTAAGTAATTCGCCAGTGTACAACTGGAATTTCTGTAACATGACTCTTTTGAATTATGTCATGTCAGCATATGCGGGATGGCGTGGTGGTGTCCGATGGAAAGTGATTCCTTCAGCCTACGCGGCCAATGAGACAAAAAAGAGGTTAACTGTACACCGTGTTCCTCTGCGTAGTACATATGACGTTGATGATATTGTTGCAACCACTGTAAATTCGTACACCAATGATCAAATTACATATGCTAGAAGAAATTGGCTTGCAGGTAATCCGCTTTTAGCTCCTGCTTCAACATACAATACATCCTCTGGTGTGTCAGGTGTTACTGTTACACACAGTGATGTTAACCCAAGTATGGAGTATGAAATGCCATATTATAAGAGATATAAGTTTGTTCCTAAGCGGTCAAATTATACCTCTGACGCAGTGTATACTGAATTTCACCAAATTCTAATTGAGGATGGTGCGGGTGTTACTGGTGATTCCAGTTACGAGTTTTGGTGTGCGGCAGGTGACGACATGTCTGGTTTTTTCTTTACTGGCATGCCGAGAATCGCCTTTGTCGAGGATCCTTCCCCGATCTAGGGAGGAAAAGTTTTTCCAAATTTTACTTATAAAATTTGGGTTGTTAGCCCTACGGTGACTGTAGGGGGGGCACTTATGTGTCCTTGGACGAGATATTATATATATCTTGCGTTTAGAAGATTTAAACTGAAAGTTTTTTAAGCACTGAGCAAGGTATACGTATCTCGTTCAGTACGGAATTTTTATTTCAGGAGACTCATGTCTTATTTTTGAGTCACAATTTTCTAAGCGGAGTCCAACATTCGTTAAAACTATGAATAGTCAGTTTATATTCATGGTGTT